GATGGCACGCAGGCCGCCGCGAAGATTCAAGCCGTGGTGGCCAATGGCGACGGCACCGAGACGGTTACGCTCTCTGCCGCGCTGCCGCAAGCGCCGGCGGCCGGCACGGCGATCACCCGGCTCCATTATGTGCGCATGGCGGCCGACGACGAAGCTTACGAATTCCAGGCCGAAAACGTGGCCACCATCAAGGTCACGGTCATCGAATTGCCGCTCGAATATGCCAACGTGCAGCTCGGCCTGCAGCCTCTATACCTTTACCATCTCTGGTCGGACGCGCCCATCGCCACCGATTGGCGTTACACCTCGTTCGCCGCGCCCGTCGTGAGCAATGGCCAGTTGTTCACGCCCTGGCCGATGAGTCACAAGGCCATCAAACACACCGTGGACGGCAACAGCAACCCGGTGGACATCGAGGCGCAGCCCGATCCGAGTCATCCGTTTTCCATGTTCGACGGCGCGCCGCCCGGCCGGCCCTTGTGGGTGCAGATTTTGGTCTGTTACTACGCCGCGCCGGACGTGCAGACGCCCATCTTCGCCGGCTACGTCGCCAACGTCACCGACGACGGCATCAAATACACCGCCCGCTGCGAGACGCGCCTCGCGTGGCTCAAAACCAAACTGCCCCGCTTCTTGGTCGGGTCCACCTGCAACTGGACCCTCTTCGAGCCGAACACGTGCAAGGTCGGTCGCGCACCCTGGGAGACGACCGTCACCCTGCAGGCGATCAACGCCGGCGCGCTGCCCACCATCAACGTCACGTTCAATTTCGCCTTCCAAATTGCCAACTGGAAGACCGCAAATTGGTTCGCCGGCGGCATCCTCGAAACCGGGCTGGGCACCCAGTACGAAATCCGGAGCGTCATCGCGTCGGCCTGGACCGGTGGCCAGCTGGTCTTGACGCTGAACCTCCCGCTCAAGTTCGCCAAAGTGGGCAGTCCCATGCAGGTCGTGGCCGGTTGCGACCACACCGCCAATGGCGTGAACGGGTGCAAATTAAAATTCAACAATTTCAAAAACTTCGGCGGGTTCGTGGCCATTCCCCAGCGCAACCTCTCGCTCCAGGCCATCAACGCGAATGTCTCGGCGGGAGGCAAGGGCAAATGAACGCGCTGGAAAGGTTCGCCCCGTGAAGCCATTTTTTAACAGCCCCGAACGCCTCGCCGCGCTGGGCGCCGTAGCCCAAAGCTGGCTCGATACCCCCTTCGCGCCCCATGCCATGGTGAAGGGCGCCGGAGTGGATTGCGTTCACCTCGTCGCCGCCATCTACCTGCACTGCGGCGTGCTGTCTGAGTTCCGTCCGCCCCGCTATTCGCTCGACGCCGGCCACCACAACAAAGACTCGCAATTGCTCGCGTGGCTGAACGATTCCCCGCGTTTTGCGTCCGTCCCTTTTGACCCGGCCTCCGTGCTTCCGGGCGACACGCTCACCTTCAACCTCGGCCTCAGCGAACACCACGTCGGTCTGATGCTTGACGGCCAGCGATTCATCCACGTGCTGCCGCGCCGCCGTGTCATCATCTCATCGCTGGCCGAGAGCTACTATCGCCGCCGGGTCACGTCCGTCTTTCGTCCCGTAGCAGCGGACGTGAGTCCGCTCAAATAATCCTATGTTCGGCAACCAAAACACGCAGCCCTATTCGCCGCCGCGGCCCCTCGGCCAGGACTATCGCCGTTCGGCCACGAACCAGCAGGCGCGGGCGTTGCCGCTTATTTACGGCCGCCAGCGCGTCGGGTGCGAGTTCATCAGCGATGTTTTCGATATCCTGACCTCCGACGTTTCGAGCGGCGGCAAATCCCACACCAAGCTCGGCACGAATTATTACGCCTCTTTCGCCGTCGCGGTTTGCCACGGTCCCGTCAACGCGCTGCATGACCTTTACTTAAACGGCGATCCCATCTTCACGCAGGATACGAAGCTGTTCGAGGTTTCGCTCACGCTCACCAACAACGTTGCCACCTATCAAACCGCCAACCCGCACGGGCTGACCACCGGCAACACCGTGGTCGTGTACAACTGCCAGCAGGCGGAATTCAATGGCGAATTCTTGATCACCGTCGTTTCGCCCACCCAGTTCCAATACACCATTCCCGGTCCGACCATTGCCAGCGATACCGCGACCCCGGTGGATGGAACTGAGATTTACTGTTACGTTAAGTTGGACCCGATTTACGCCAACGGCCAGGACGCGACCGACTTCACCATTCCGGACTTCGGCACCGCGACGATTTACTGGGGCACGCAGACCCAGCCCGTGGACGCTTACATGGCCGGCGCCAGCGGCGTGCAGCATCCGCCTTATTTGGGGATCTGTTACATCGTTTTCCGCCAGCTTTACCTGGGCTTCAACCAGACCAACATCCAAAACATCGAGTGCGTCGTAGAGCGCACACCGGCGTTCGCCGGCATGGGCACGCCCGCGCACGCCGTCATCAATGGCGATTGCAATCCCGCCTGCATCGCCGCCGATCTTTGCCTGAGCGTCGTTTACGGCCTCGCCTGCGATCCCAACGACGACTTCAACGCGGCCTCCTTTAATGCCGCCGCCGAGCAGTTCTACGGCGAGGGCATCGCTTTCTCGCCCGTGCTGGATCGTCCGAACGAAGCCCTCTCAACGCACAATGACATCCTCAGCATGGTTGACGCAGCCATCGTCGTGGACGCCAACGGGCTGCTTGCCATCGCCATGCAGCGCCAAGGCACCATCGCTGCAGTGAACGTGCAGGATGCCAATCTGGTCGAATTCGCCACCTTCACGCCCCAGGCCTGGTCCGAGGTCATCAACCAAACCTACCTCAATTTCCTCGACCGCGATTCCGGCTGGCAGCCCGATTTTATCCTATGGGCCGACAATGCCGGCATCTACGCCAAGGACCGGCCCGATGCGCAAACGCTCGACAAGCAGTTCATCACCAATCGCGCATTGGCGACGCAGCTCTGCGCCATCGCCGGCCAGGTATCGGCGCTCCCCAAAAACGACGGCAAATTGTCCATCGCTTTTGATGCGGGCTTGTTTGCCTCGCTCACTCCCGGCAATGGCTTTACCTTCACCTACGCTCATCGTGCGGATCAGAGCGGGATCTACCGCGTCATGTCGCGCTCCATCGAAGACCCCGCCAAACCGGTGTTCGTTGTCGAGGTGTCAGTTGATCGGTCGTATCTCTACACGACCATGGCCGGCGAATATATCAGCAGTGAGGAACCGCCGCCGGAGGATTCTCCAATTCCCGACCTGGTGGAGTTTGTGCCGTTTGGAAATTTCCAAATTGTCGAACTGCCGGCGGCGCTCTGCCCGGACTCCCAGCCGGCCATTGCTGCGCTGGTCGCGCGCACTTCTCCCAGCATGACGATCGCCGCGCTTTTACTCGGCCGCAATTATACTTTTACGGGTGTTCCCCCTGAAAGTTTCGAACTGCTGCAAACACTGTCAAAGTTCGCCCTGCACGGCGTGCTGACCGCTGATTTCCTCGCCGCTGCGGCTGTCACCGCTCCCGACAATGCTCTGCCCGCAGAATCCGCCGACTGGCCGGACCCGCTGCCACTGACTGCCGGTCTGCAGATCCAACTCGATGGACCTGATTTGATTCTTCCGGATGTTTCGGACTTTGACTCACTGGCCGGCGGCGTTTTGCTTTTCGTTGGCAACGAGATTATGGCCATTGGCGAACAACAAATGACCGCGGCCGGTGCTTACACTCTCACCGTCATTCGCGGCGCATTCGGCACGACGATTGCCGACCAGCACGCCGGCGACGTGGCATTCATTATTCCGCGCTCCTCGCTGGTCCCAATTCAGCACCCGCATTTTCTGGCTGCCAACACCGCCGAATTCAAGCTGACCCTCGGCCAGCAATCAATTACCGATGTCGTCGCTTTCGACCTCACATTCACTGGCGCAAATTGGCACTTCTCCTCATAACTCCAGCGTAAAGGTGGGTTGACAAGTTCACCCCAAAAACCTATTATCAAAAAAATGACCTACTTAATCGCAACCGGAATTGCGTTTTTGACCGTGTGGTGGATCGTTGTGGTGAGGCAGTTATACCGGGAATGGCGCGAGAGCAGTTCGGAATAATTAACCTGGCCGGATCGGCACGGCGATAAAATCGGCTTGCACTTCAAGCCAGCGTAACTTGGTGGCAGTTCAATAGCAGCACCGCTGCAACCCTTTTTCCGGCGCGTCGCCGTTACACTTTGCAACCCTTTTCAGGCAACAATCCAACCCTTTTCACCGGTTAATGGGCCTTACCGACAAAAGGCGCGGCATATTTGTAGAAATCCGCATCAAAACAAATTCAAGCTCCAGCGGAGCGGTATTTTTGTTGGAATGAATGTTTACGTCCGCCCTCACTTTAATCCTCTCTCCCAGGAGAGGAAATCGCTTTCGACTGTTTCCGGTTTTGCGGATGAGTGTCCGGCCAATTCAGTCGTAAAAATGCTCAAAGGAGCGGCGAACGATTCTCCCTCTCCTGGGGGAGAGGGCCGGGGCGAGGGCGGATGTCATCTCGCGGCGAAGTGAAACACAAAGACGGGAGCGAAGGCGGAAAGAACACGAATGGGGTTGAAGGGGAAATTAAGACTTGCAGCCGTTCCTTGAATTAGCGGCTATTTTTTAATCCCACCACCCCAAAAAACGACCTGCAAGTAGGATAAGTCCGGCTGGCAAAAGAAAGAATCCAAACATTCGGACTCGCCTGCGATCTCTCGCCGCCTGCTCTGGCGTCACGACACGATAATACCACTGCGGAAAAAGCAGTGACGATG